GAACGTTGCGTTGGGTGGCGATCCATGGCTCACCTCTCGCGTGGTGGCCTCTGCGGTCCATATGCCGAGGGCGTGCGTCGCTCGCCCGTCTCCGGGAACGTTCCACCGCCCACCGGGGTGGGCTCGTGGCGGAAGCCGAGCGCACCCTCGATGCGCGCGATGCCTTCGCCGAGGTCGCGGTGGCTCTGGAGGTCGATGGTGTGGTGAGAGTCGAGCTTGCCCGATAGAGAGGTGAGCGCGGCGGTCATGGCGTCGGCCTTCTTGTCCTCGACCTTGATGCGCTCCAGCTCCAGCTTTTCGTGGGAGGCGAGCCAGAGCTTGGCGATGCCAATGATCGCCAGGAGCATGACGCCCGGGAGGCCGAATTGCGTGGCGAACTGCTGCCAATCCATGGGGCCCTCCTAGAGACGGAACCAGAACGACTCGGTTCCGGCGGCGGCCGAGTGCGTGATGAGCGCGGCAACTCCGCCGATGTTGTTGGCCGGGTCGACGATCGGGATGAGCGCTTCTGCCGTGGCGTTCCGTCCGCGCACGATGCTCGGCCGCGTCGAGCTGGCAACCGGGGACCAAACCACCGTGGTGGTCGCCGCCGCCGCTCCACCGAGCAGGCGACCGGAGGTTTCGCCGTACGCCTTGAGGACAACGCCGTTGATGCGCGACTTGGTCGTCACGGTCACCCGGCCGCTGTTACCTCCGGTTCCTGAGGCCGCGGCGGTGATCTTGATGTAGCCCGTGTTATTGCCGCCTCCTCCGACGACGATCGCCGCGTTGTAGTCGGCGAGTGCCTGGATCCACGCGGTGAGCGTCGCCTGGGTGTTGAACTCGTTGGCGCCGGGCCCCGTACGCTTGAACGTACACGTCTGGGTTGCTCCGATGCCCGACAGCACGACGGTGTCTCCGTCATTCCAGCGCCACTGCTTGTTTCGTGAGCCGGAGGTGGCGATCTCGGTCCCGTACCAGAGGTAACAGTGCGCGAAGCCGTCGCCGACGGACACCCAGCCTTCTCCGCCCCCGAGTTGTGGCGTGGCGTAGTCCTGCTCTACGTTGATATCGTTGTCGCGCAGTACCGGGAACCCGTCGTCGATGAGCGCCATCTGTGCCGGGAGGGGTCCCGGGATGTCGTTGCGGATGATGCGGTTCCGCTCGTAGCGCGAGAGCACGTTGCTCTGCGACACGATGGGCACCGCGTTGATGAGCGACGCGCCGGCACCCTGGCCGATGAACGTGTTGTCGAACACCGTCGGGCGGAGGTTGCGTACGATGTTGATGCCGGTTCCCATGTTCTCGAACACGTTTCCGTTGATCTCACAGTCGCGCGTCCCCTCGGCGACGATGCCGATAGCCATCGAGTCGCGGTTGTCGATCACCGCGGTGATGGTGACGTGTGTGCCGGTCTTGGACAACGCAAACGTCTGCGCGCTGGCGATGTACAGCTTACCGTTGGTGCCGCTGTTGGCGGTGTCATAGAACGCGTCGGTCATGTCGCGCAGCACCGCGTTGATGGCGTTGCCAGCGACGCCTACTCCGCGGATCTCCTCCCACGCGTTTTCGACGCAACCGCCGACGTTGGAGCCGATCTGGATGTCCCCGACGCCCGGAGCCGATGCTCGCCAGGTGTACACCGTCGAGCCGATGGTGATGGTGTCGCCAGCCGACGGGACCGAGTCGATCGTGATGACGCCGTAGAACGGATGGCGCTGGATCATCCGGTTTCCGGTGACCTTCACGCCAGAGGCGTAGCTCGAGGACACCGAGAGAGCGTTGTAGACGCCAATGGCGGCGGTGTACGCCGAGCGCGAGCCCGTGTAGCTGTAGTCCCACTCCATGAAGTTGTTGGCGATCACCGCATCACGCGTGCCCTGGACCTGGATGCAGGCGTAGCAACCCTTGAAGTTGTTATCGGAGATGTTGAAACCGCCGACGTTCACGTCCGTGTCCGAGCCCGCCCAGATGCTGTACGAGCGCGACTCCAGGAACGTGTTTCCAGCGATAACGAAGTTTCGTTTCTGGTCGTTGGCTGCGGCGCCCGCGCGGATCTGGATGTCCTGGTCTGCGATGTACTCGAAGTTGCACCCGAGGATGCGACACCCGACGCTCTGCCCGAACAGGTAGATCGCATGCGACCGCGTGCTCACGTGCGCCAGGTTGATGAACGAACTGTTGATGAACGTCGAGTCACTCGGCCCGCTCGCGGCGTTTGGCGCCTCGTAGACGCGGCACCCGTCGAACAGGAACGTCTTGGAGCTCGCCGAGTCCGCGAAGATGGTGGGGAGGCAGCGGTAGAACTCGCAGTCCAGGCACCGCACCTTGGTGCTGTTCGTTCCGAAGTACAGCGCCTGTCCCGTGTTGACCGCGGAGTCGTCGTTGTTGTCACCCTCGAAACGCAGGCCCTCGATGTGAACCTGCGACTGGCCGGAGACGAAGTACATCGCGGCGAACGGGTACGTGGACTGGTAGCGGATGGTCGCGTTCTCGCCTCGCGCGCGGAACCCCGATCCGCTCGCGATGGACAGTGACCAATCCACGCCGGTCGTGTTCCCCTTGCGCGTGATCTTGTAGGTCCCCGCGGAGAAGTAGACCTCTGCGCCAGCCGCGTATGCCTCGTTGATGGCCGTCTGAATCGCCACGGTGTCGTCGGTCACCCCATCACCGACCGCGCCGTAGTTCTTGACGTCGTAGATGGCGGCCCCGGTGCCGCCGCCGCCCGCGATGATCTCGTTGATCTTCGCGATGAACACGTCGAGGATGGCGCGCGTCGTCGTTGCCGTTCCGGTCTCGGCGGTCTGGAGCAGGATGTCCGGATCAATGGGGTCAACGGCCATGTTCTAGCTCCACGGTGGGGTCCACCCGAGCGCAACCAGGAGCGCCTTGGCGGTCGTGTCGGTGAACTCTGCGGGGGTTCCCTCGAAGGTGGCCCCGTAGGCGACCTGGCCACTTGAGGATCCGCCAACGCCCGAGACGTTGGCACCCCACGTGAGCACGGTGCCCGCGGCACCTGCGCCGTAGACCGGCGTGAGCTTCTCCAGGTGCGTGTAGAACTTGATCGTTCCTAGCGTCCGGTTCATCACCATGAGCAACGGGAACATGCCGATCCCGGAGTACGCACCCGCCGAGCCGCCACCGCTCGCGCCGTTGACCCGCCATTCCATGGTCTCAGCGGCGTTGCTGGTGACGAGCACATAGGCGCCGGTTCCGAATCCGATCATGTCGCGGTCTCCCGCGGCGTTGAAGGACAGGTAGGTGAACACGGCTACGCTGCTTGCCGCGTTCGGTACACCGCTCGTTGCGGTGAGGCGCTGGCCGGCGGCTTCCGCAAAGGTGATGCCCTTTCGCGTCCACCCGGACACAGCCTGGTTGTAGCTCGGGGCCGTTCCGCCCTCGGAGAGCGAGCCACTTCCCACCGAGTCGACGATGCCGCCCGAGAGGTCCTGGAACCCGTACAGGTTCTTTACCGTGTACCCGCCAGCGCTCCACTGCGCCGCGGTTGGTACGCCCTTGCCGCTCGTCGCGTCGGTCGACGGCGCGAACACGAATCCGCTGGGCGCGAGTTGGTCTTGCCCGACCCCGACGGCAAGCCCCGCGCGCGGGGTGCGTAGTCCCACACGAGGTCCGAGCATTAGTCCTTGCCGTGCGCGTTCGCGCGAATCGTTCCAGCGTTGCTCACCACGAGCTGGGCGCGGAGCCGGCGTGTTCCGAGGTTGCCGAGGTGCACGGTTGCGCCGCCCGCGTTGGTTCCGCCGGCCGTGATGGTCAGCGCCGTGGCGCTGTTGCCAGTCCCGACCACACCCACGTAGGCCGTGGACGGGTTCTCCTGGATCCAGTTCCCGGCCACCGTGCTGTGGTCGGTGACGTCGCTCGTGCCCGACCCGGCGCCGCCCTTGTAGCGGGGAAAGTTGCAGGTCTCGAACGTGATTGTGGCAGCGAACGCCGTACTCCACTTCATGTGGAGCGACTCCAGGAGCGCGTCGGACGTGCCTCCCAGAACGAGGTACCAGGTCGCGGCGCTCAGGCTCAGGTTCCCGTTCTCGTCTGGGTGGACGATAGATCCGTCACTGGCCTTGATGGCTGTGAGGTCTCCAGAACCAGTGCGGGTGATCTGCGTCATGGTCGTCTCTCTTTCGCGCTCGGGTCGACCCGTCCGCCCGATCGTACATCGGACGCCACGGTAGGAGTAACAGGAGCTGGCGCCCCCTGGGAAGCGGGCGCCGCGGGCTGGTAACTCGCCTGGAGGAACGCCGCCGACTCCGGCCGCACGCTCGCATCCAGCGGGAGGTCGAACAGCATCGACAGTTGGAGCCGGCGCGCGTACGGGATCTCCCGCGCGGTCCCATCGGCCACCTTGGCGAGCAGCCGCACCTGCGCCTCCTGGTAGAGCCGCGGGTAGACCGCCTTGAGGGTCTCGCTCGCCTCGCGCGTGACGATCCCACCGCCGGCCGCGGTCTCCAGCACCGAGGCGGGATCCTCCGCCGCCTGGATGCGCCGGGTCCAGCTCGCGAGCTCGGCCTTATTTGGCGTCCAGTGGTCTTCTGCCGAGAGGAGCCCTGGAGGGACGTCCGCCTTGGGCATCGTCTCGTAGAGGTACCCGAGCTTCCGCTCCTTCGCTGCGACAATCATCCCGAGTAACTCCGGGTCGGTCGGTCGCACGCGCGCACGCACGCTCTCCGCGATGGCGCCGGGCTGCATCGCCGCAGTCAGTTCGGCCGCGCGCGCGTGGTAGAGGCTCGCCTGGTCGCCTTTCTTCGTCGGCGGAACATCAGCGCCCACCGCACGCCCGTCGAATAGCGAGTGGGCCAGGATCGCAGCGGGCGCGCCGACGCTGGGCGCGACGTTGCCGATGGCCTTGCTTCCCTTGTCGAGCATCGCATCCACGGCGGAGTACACGCGCTGTTTGGTCGCCGCCGCCTTCGTTGCGATTACCGTCTCCGCGGTCTCCGCGACCTTCCCGCCGAACCGCCCGAACGCCTTCCCGAGAACACGGGCCTTGAGGTACATCGACAGGAGGGGGCCCACCACGGGGACGTCGCGAGGGTCCGGCAGAGGGACCCCCATCATGTGGAGGGCCTGCCACAAGTCGCCGCCGGTCTGGACCTTGTCGAGCGCGCCGGCCCCTCGGGGGAGTTGCTGGGCGGCGGGGAGTGAGACCATGCTCGTCGCCCTCTCGATGTCGCCCGCGGCGTCGCCGGCCGCCTGGGTCACGCGAGCTTCCGCGGTGCCCTGTGCCTCGCGGAACGCCGCCGCGCGGTCCTGTGCCGACACGGGCGCGCGCGGCCCAAGTACTTCGCTGAGGTCGGCGGAGGCGGACTCGTAGCGAGTGATCGCGGGTGCGGTTTCCGCGATGTCCGCGTCGATGTCGTCGACCCGCCGCTTGATCGCACCGGATACGCGCTCGTCGACGGACGGCGCCACCACCTCGTCGGCGACGTCATCCGCGGTGCGCTTGGAGAACATCGCGTCGATGGAATCGCGCTCCACCGGGTTGACCTTGGCGTTGATGCGCTCCTCGGCGGCGACGCGCTCGGCCTCGGAGCCGCGCCACTGCTTGGAGTACCCGCGCTGGATGATGGCGTTGGAGCCGGGCTCGCCGCTGGGCGTGCGCGTGTAGTAGCCGGACTCCTTCGGTCGCACGCTCTCCGCCCACTCGCGCGACGCGGCGGAGCGCTCGAACTTCGAGACGTTCGACGTGCGACCGCCGTACTTGCCGAGCCACTCGTCGAGCACGGTCCGCGAGGCGTTCATCTCGTCGAGCGCCTGCACGATCTTGGCGGCCTCCGGATCGACCTTGGCGACCTCGAGCGCGACATCGATGGAGGCTGGCTTGGCGCCGATGTTCGCGAGCGCCTCACCCGCGTCGATGCGCGCCTTGGTCGCGAGGAGTTGAGCCTCTAGCGAGGACATCGGCGTTGTGGCAGTCTCGGCGGCTACTGGCGCCAGCCCCGGCGCCACTGGCTCGGTCCCCGTCGTGGTTGTCGGTTCCACGGCGGGGGCCTCGCCGCCTTCCTCCATGGCCTTGCGCGCGCGGCGCGGCGGCTTGACGCCATCGCGCACGTCGGCGGCCTTCTGCTTGGCCTGCCATGCGCGCTCCTCGGCGGTCGCCGCCTTGGCCTCGGCGGTGTCTGCGCGGGCTGCAAACTCGCGCTCGCGGGCGGCGCGGATGCGCGCTGCGAAGTCGGGGTCGGTGATGGCGCGCTCGGTAGCGATCTCGTCGATCCGGTCTCTCCCGGCGCGCTCCAGCGTCGCCCCGTCGTCGACGGCCCGGCCGATGTCGTCGGCGGCCTGGCGCTCGACGCGCGCGACGTTCTCGGCGGTCATCTCCGCCTTGGGGAACAACC